CCTGCAGCATGACGGTCAAGGCCCTCATGCCCGTGCGCAACATGAATCTGGTCGTGCCGCTGGCCCACGAGGCCACCGCCATGCGCACCACGGACACCGCTGCCAGCGTGCAGGCCCGGTCCGGCGCAGTCGCCCCGCTGATTGGCGCGAGCCTTCGGCCCGGGCCATCGGCCGCATCCAGCACATGCCCGCGGCCGACGTGCACCAGGCCGCCAACAGCTACTTCGGCCTGCTGCGCCAGGCCTCCCACAGCCACGCCGAGCGCGCGGCACTTGCCAACGCCGTGCGACGCCGGGGCCACTGCGTCGACGGAGCACTCACCAAGGCCTACAGGAGGCACGCCACATGACCAAGCCCACCAAGCCCGTGAAGCTGGAGCTGAACAACAGCGGCAGCTGGAAGCGCCTGGGCCGCTTCGACGCTGCCGACGAAGACCAGGCCGCGCTGGTGATGGACGCCGCCGAGGAGCTGATCAAGACCCTGCACAACAGCGAGGACCCGAAGCACTGCCCCACGCTGCGCATCTGCATCGACGACAGCCTGGGCGAAGTGCTGCTGCGCTGGGAGCTGACGCGCGGGTGGTACGACGCGCGCACGGGTGAGCCGGTATGAGCGCGCCCCGCCACATCCTGGCCGCCAACCTGCGGCGCCTGATGGCCACCACGCCCGCGCTGGACACGCTGCCCAAGATCACCCGAGCCAGCGGCGTCAGCAACGGCACGCTGGACCGCATCAGGCGGGCCGCAGTGGCCACGCGCGTCGACGAGCTGGAGCCGCTGGCCAAGGCCTTCGGTATGCACGCCTGGCAGCTGCTGGTACCGCCGGCGGATGGAGCCTGAGCATGACCGTCGCCGATCTGATCCGTGAGCTACAGCGGCTGCCGAACCAGCACTCGCCCGTGCGAGTCGTGCCCGGCACGATCTACTACCACGACGAGAGCGGCGAGGCGATGATCAACTGCTGCGACGAGGACGCCACCGAGGCCGACGAGGTGCGGCACATGGGCCCGTGGGTGCTCATCCGGGGGAAGTGATGGCGCTGCAGCCATGTGACTGCCTCAACCGCTGCGGCGATGACAGCCGCGTGGCGGCTGGGCGCGTGCAGGCGTGCGCGAACTGGCGCGCGTGGCACAGCCGGGCGCGCATCGTAGGCGTTTCGCGCGATGCGTCGGACCCCAACGTGCTTGTGGTGCACTACGACAGCCATCCCTCGGACGATGACCTGCGCGCCCTGCATGACTTCGACAGGTGGCCAGCGCCATGACCCGCAAGCGCTGCCACCGCCGCGCAGTCGTGCCGATGCCTCCCCGCGGCCTGCGCCCCAAGCTCGACCGCAGCCAGCTGCAGGACCTCGCGCTGGTGCACCTGCAGAACCTGGACGCCATCGCCAAGGGCCAGGCCGACGGCGCCACCCTATGGGAAGCTGTGGCCTCGGCCTTCACATGGAGCCGCGCTGCCCAGCTCATGGACATCGGCCAGGCCGAGATGGCCGCGCAGCTGCACATGCTCGAGGCCGTGCTGCATCGCTACCAGCGCACCGGCCGCGTGGGCTTCGCGGGTCCCGAGTACCAGTTGGCCAAGGATGGCGTCGACGTGATGGACGAGCTGGCCCGCCTGGTCGACCTGCCCACCGCGATCGCTGCGGCCGAGTGGAGCGAGCGGCGCATCGACGCCATCCGCGCCGGCCAGCAGCAGGGCACGCCGGCGTGATGCTCACCGCAACCGAAGCCGGCAAGCAGCTCGGGCTCAGCCCGCGCAAGGTGTACGCTTTGGCCGCCGCCGGTGAGCTGCGGCACTTCCGCTTCGGCAGTCCGGCTCGAGGTCCGGCGGCTCGGTGTAGACGCACAGCCGACGCAGCGCGGCATCCGCCGCGGCCACCTCAGCCGGCAGCATGTCGCGCCAGCCCTCGGCGTGCAGCTGAATGCGCCGCTCGCCGATCTCCGGCCGATAGTCGATGCAGTCCACCCGCAGGCCGTCGAGCGGCGGCGCTGCCGCCAGCTTGACCTGGTGCCCGTGGAGCTTGGCCACGCCACCGCGCGGGCCGTACCAGATCAGCGCCGTCTGGTAGAGGTCCGTCGACATGAAGGTCGCCTGGCCTGATTGCAGCCCCGTCGCAGTGTCGATCGGCACCGGGCTCACAGCCCCAGGCGCTTGAGCACGCGCTCGACCAGGCCGCTCGGGTTGAGCGCCGAGATGCCCTCGAACACCTTGCTGGCCAACGCCATGCCGAACAAGCCGACCATGAACCCGGCCAAGCCGGTGTCGGTGCCCAGCAGGCTGGCCACGTGAGCGCTGCCGTAGTAGCTGGCAGCCACGCCACCCACGAGCGCCATGACGCGCTGCGTGGGCGGGCCGGCGATCCATCGCAGCGCGACAATCGCGCCCACGGTGCCGGGCACCGCCTTGATGATCTCAGGGGTGATGTCGTTCTGGTTCATCGTTTCGGTGCGCATGGTGCTTTCGGTGATGTGGTTGGATGCGCGGTGGCCGCGTCTTGTTCTGGGGTTTAGGCGAACTGCGGGTACACCGTGAGCAGCACGGTCTCGCCGCGCCAGGTGCCGGTGCCGATCACCACCTTGGCCTGCAGCCGCCAGTCGCCGGCCTGGTCGAGCGTATCGGCGACGGTGTCGAAGTAAAGGCTGTCCGTGCCGCTGAGCGTGGCGGTCCAGCTGGTGGCCGTGCCGTCGGGCTTGCGCACTTCAATCGACAGCGCGCTGGCCGCGCTGATGTTGGTGCCGCAGTCCAGGGTGATGCGGGTTCCGATGTCCCCGACGAAGCTCTTGCTGGTCATGTCGTGCTTTCGATGTCGATGTGGCTGGCCACGGTGACGCTGCGGGTGATCGGGCTGTCGGCACTCACGGCCTGGCAGATCGCAGACTCAGCATCCACGGCCGTGCAGATCGGTGATGTGAATCGGCGCAGCTCGCGGTAGTCGGCGACTGCGCCGATCGTCGGCACCTTGCCGGCGTAGACGGCAGCGCCCTTGACCGCTGCGATGGTGCGCGGCTGGGTGATCGTCGCCTGCTTGCCGGTGTAGACAATGGCGCCCTTGCCGACAGCGATTGACGCGATCTGCGAGATGACCGGGGAGTAGCCACCGATGACCGCTGCGCCCTTGACCGCCGCGATGGTGCGCGGCTGGGTGATCGTCGGCTGCTTGCCGGTGTAGAGCGCAGCGCCCTTTGATGGCGCGACGCTGTTGGGCGTGGTGGACCCGCCCGCCCTGCGCGGCTCATACCATCGCCCATTCGCATACAGCAGCCAGCCGCGCCGAGGCTTGGCCGTGCCGGTGGCGGCCGGCACTGCCTCGGACTGCCGCCACGCGATGATCGCGCCGCGACTGGAGCGGTATTGCAACATCAAGGCTCGGTGACGAGGGTCACGAACAGGTCGTCAGCACCCGAGCCGGTGAACCGTAGAACGATGGTGTCTCCGTTCAAGTCACCAGCCCCCAGGTCGCACTGGTAAATGCCGTTTGCAACCTCGGTCATGTTGGCAATCGTGCCGCTGCCGAACGCTGCGCCGTCGATGCTGCGGGTCGCAGTGACCGTCAACCCGGTCAGCGGGTTGTGGTTCGTGCTGTCGGTCATCAGGAACGGGAAGTTCGCCAGCGCTTGGTTTTTGCGGATGCCTGCCTGCACTGCCACGCGGCCCGACGAAAGCGAGACTTCGCCGGTGCCGGTGCCGCTCTTGATCGTCACCTTCGGATAGCCGGCAGTGTCAGGCGAAGCCACCGCCGTGCCGCTCCAGTAGGTCGTATTCACCTGAATATCGCCGGCCTCCTGCGGGTACAGCGACAGCACCACAGGCACCGCGCCGGTGCTACTTGACTTCACCAGAATCGCCACCGTGTCGGCATTCATCTCGGTGCTGGTCAGGTCCAGGTAGTAGATGCCGCTCGACGTGGCAATCTCGGTCGCCTCGTTGGTGCAGTCGGCAAAGGTGCCGGCGTCCTTCGACACCTCGGAGTCCAGCCCGGTCGCGCCTGTGATCAGCGTGCCGTCGTTCTTGAAAATGCCGAAGGTCACGCGGTAGGCCGCGTTCTTGCGGGGAACGGGTAGTGCGTCAGTCGATGCCATGTGTGTGCTCCTTAGCGCCCGAAGGCCGAAGTTAAGAAGATGCCTTGCGCGGGAACCAAGACGTTCAGCGGGACGTTAGAGCCGCCACCACCACCGCCAATGTCGTCGGCGCTGAAGTCGTCCAGATGCGGCCCGGTCGTGGTCGTGCTGGTTGTCAAGATGCCGGCGTACCCCGCCGACGAAAGCGGCGATCCGTCGGTCACGGAAATGATCGGACTCGTCTCAGCGTCACGGTAAACACTGATAACGCTGCCGACGCAGCGCAGCCTGATTCGGCGCGTTGACCCGGCGCCGATGGTTTCTGCATAAGTGCTGCCTAGCTGCGTCGCCGTGCCCGAGTTGTAGCGGAACAATTGCCACCCAGTGCCGCGCCTGTAGCGAGCCCAATAGCACGTTAACTGCCCGTCAACAATTCGGGCGCAAACGCCAGCGGAAACCGTAGTGTCCACATCTACCATGTAGAAATCCGCCGCAACCTCATAGTCTGCTGATGCTGGCGTGCCGCTGTGCTTGTATGAGGGTGGCGTGATGTTTGAAGATGACGCGCCCCTGTTGTTCTGAATCACCGCGTTGTCGCAGGTTCTGAACTTCGACCAGTTGGAGTCTGCGGCTGACAGCTCTGTGCCGTTGGAGCCAGTAAAGGTGGCAGATGCAAATTGCGCCATTAGCCGGCCCCCATAACTTTGGTGCTGTAGCTGGTGAAGGTCGTGTAGGTGCCCTCAAACCAGATAACAGAAAGCCGGGCATCGTGATCGCGCGGCGAGTACGGCCGCAGGCGCTGCCCGCTGGCGCTGTCCGTGGTGATGGCCCGATGCTGCGCCCAGGTGGCCCCGCTGTCAGAAGTGCGCCATTCTTGGATCTGCCGCTTGCCGGATACGGGCGCAGACAGGAACACCGCAGCGGGGTTGGTGGAGTCGAAGCACATGCCACCGTGGTAGTACACCTCAGGGCTGTAGAGTCCCGCGCCGTCGTCGGTGATCTTGTGATTCGTCCAGGCTGATCCTGTCCATCGCGCGTGCCAGTATTCAATGGCCGACCCATTGTTGCCTGGGTACTTCATCCACAGCACGCGCGGATGCCCGTTGTTGTCGATGGTGATGTCGGAAATCCACGCCTTCGTAGTGCTGCCGTCATAGACCGGCGTGAACTCAGAAGCCACGAACGGAGGCGATGTGATTTCGGTGCCGTCGCTCTGGTAGTAGTGCAGCACTCCCGAGCCGTCGCAGTCGATGTAGAAGTGATAGATGCTCGACTGCCCCTGAACAGGATGAATGTTCGTACAGACCACGTGCAAGCGGTTTTCGCCATCGTGGGCGAGCTTCCAGTAAGGCGTGTACCCGGTCATGAAGTAGACATCCACCTCCGATGACCATGTGGTTGCCGGGAAGGTCTCGATGTCGTCGCATGTGCGATAGCTCAGCGACGGCGCCGCCCCTCCACCGCTGCCCTGCCTGTAGAACAGGAACCAGCGCGATGTGCCTGCGTTGGCAAATTGAAATGCGTTGGGGTAGCTGTATGGACCCTGCGCGGTGCCTCGCGCCTGCTCCGCGCTCCACGCACTGATATCGCCCGCCGACGAACTGACTCGATAGCGGAAGTAGTCGTCGTTGTGCTTTCCATAGAACGCCAGCAGCTTGCCATTGGACAGCACGTTGATACTGCCGTTGTTGTGGTCGTCAATCTCCAGCCCTGTCGATGACAGCGAAAACGAGGAGGTCGTTGCGTCGGTCAAGTCGGTAGCGTGAATGCGGCATGTTCCGGCACTGTCCACCGCCATCGTGAACAGTTGATCCCCCACCACACGGGCGCGCGGGTCTGTAAACCATGTCCAAATGCCGTCAGCGGCAATCTGGAAGGTTTCAAGCGGCGCCACGGCAGGAACACCCCGCCGAGGGTTAGGGCCGTTCAGTGCGAACACGGTCAAGCCTGCGTGATGTCGAACCAACCAGCGGCCGGCACGGTGATGGTCAGCGGGTTGCCGCTGGTGGTTGCCGGGACATCGGCCGGGGTGTTGTCGCCGAGGAAGTACCCGATCAGCGGGTTGGTCTTGCCCCACAGCGACCCGCTGACGTACATCACGGCATAGCGCCAGGCCGGGATGTTTCCGCCGCTGGCTGTCCAGCTCGGGTCTGCTGAGTCGAAGTTATGGCCGTTGGTGACCAGCGATGTCGTCAACGATCCCGGTGTCACGCCGCCGGTGTTGTACCCGTTGCCGTTGGCGATTTCGTTGCTGCTGGCATCCGACCACAAACTGTGCCCGTTGTTGGCGGCATTGGGCGTGTAGCTGGACGTGACCAGGGCCACCTTGACGGTGGCGCCGACCAGATCCTGAATGCGCAGATCATCGAGATTCGCGCGGTAGAGGGTGAATGTTCCTGCTGCCATGGTGGCGTCCTTCTGTTGAAGATCGGGTTAGGCTGGTGTGCGATTACCCGCGCCTCTTGAGCGCATCGATCTCGGCGCGCAGCTCGGCGATCTCTCGCTGATGCTGCTGCCAGCCGGCGATCAGGTGGAAAGTGAAGGCAGTCTTGTCCACCGCCCAGGGGCGCTTCTTGTCGCCGACCGACACCGCACCAGGGAAGGTCTGGTGCAGCTCCTGCGCGATCACGCCGATCTGCGGCTTTTGTGTCGGGTCGGCCTTCCATGTGTACTCACGCATCCGGGTGGAGGCCAGGATGGCAGTGGAGGCCTCCGGCGGGGCGTCGCCTAGCACCGTCTTGAGCGCGGCGTCCGACGTCGTGTTGTAGCGGGTCACCAGGCTGCCGCGGTTGAAGTCGATCGACCCGCGCAGCGTGGCCGTGCCCTCTGTGTAGAACGCCTCAAACAGGTTGTTCCCGGTGGTCGCCGCATGCCAGTTCAGCACCGCGCCGACCGTGGCGCCGCCGGTGGCCTTGAACGTGGCCGCCCCGGTGCCCTCGACCTCGAGCTTCTGATTGCTCGACAGCACGTCGGCGATGCTGGTGCTGATCTTCCACAGCCCCGCCGCGGTGATGTATCCCTGGTAAGCGTTGTTCGTGCCGAAGCCGAGCCAAGAATTGGCGACCTGCAGCACGTGCGCCGAGCTGTCGGTGCGCGACTGCAGAGACAGGCCATAGCCGCCGGTCTGTCCGTTGCCACGCAGCAACCAGGAGGCCGCCTCGCCACCGCCCACGCTGATGGTGTTGGCCGGCGTGGCGCAGTAGATGCCCCACGACTCGGCGCCGCGGGTCAGCTTCTGCACGAAGATGCCATACAGGGCGGTGATGACGCCGCTGCCGAGCGGGTCCTGGATGTGCACCCCGCGCATTGCAGCCACGGTGCCGCTGCCTGAGTGCGTGCCTAGGAAGTTGAAGCCGTCCCAGCGCGACCAGATCGAGTTACTGCCCGAGTAGGTGGGCCGCGCCTGAAAACTGACGTGGTGGTCGTAAGCGCCCGCGCCGGTGATGGCTGGGTTGGCGTCGAAGGATGCGTAGGCGTTGTAGTTGGCCGCGCTGGTGTGCGTCATCGCCAGCGTGTTGTTGTCCTCGTAGGCGTGCACCGGGCCGGTGGTGTCGCCGTCGGTTTGCAGCACGGTGCGGCGCGTGTCGTACACAGCCCCCGAGGTGCCAAACCAGATCCGCGGGCTGATGGCGCGCGACCCGTTGCCGAATACCACCGAGCCCGACCCGCTGAAGATCTGCCGCTGGCCGGCTTTGAATGCGCCGTTGATCGTCAGCGTGACGCCGCTGTTGACCGAGATGGCACCGGGCCGCACCACCTCGACGTCGACCGTGGCCGGGATGCTCGTGTTGGCCGCGACGACAATCGCGCTGTTGATGCGCAGCGTGGCGTTGTCTGCGGCGGTGATCGCATCGGCAAAGGTCGCATAAGAGTCGGTCGCAAACACCCCGGCCAGCCGCGAGCCGACCGTGCCGTTGCTGTACCCAGCGCCCGCGTCGAAGCCCACCAGGCCAGCGCCGGTGTCGTCCATCAGTTCGGCTGCGGTAATGCCCTGGTGGACGGCCCACTTACCTGCGGCCAAGTCCGTGGCGAATGTGCCGCTGGTGTGCGGCGTGGTGGCCACGTAGACGATGCTGGACTGCACCGCCAAGTCGTTCAGCGCATAGACCGTTGCCGTCAACCAGTTGCCGCGGTTGGTGTACAGGCTGGCGTTGTATGCAGCCTGCGCGTCCAGCAGGTCGAATTTCGTGTTGATGGCCTGGAATGCGGCGCGCAGGGTATCGCCGGTGCCGCTGTTCGCGCTGGTGCCTACGTTGACTACGTCGGTCATGATTCGTCCTTAACTGCCGGAGCCGGCATAGGTGAGTGCGGATTCGTTGCCCGTGCGATCGACCGCGGCCACGTAGTAGTAGCGCGTGGCGCCGGGCGTGTGCGTGGTGGTGTAGGCCGTGCTTGCCAGTCCGTTGATCGACTGCAGCAGCGTGGCGCCGACAGGCGTGGCCGAGGTGTTGATGTAGACGCGGCTGGTCTTGAAGTCGTCACTGCTCGGCGTGGTCCAGCCGATCGTCAGCAGGCCCGAGCCCGTCACGCTCAGCGATGTCGGCACGCCCGGCGCGCTGGTGTCGTTCTGCACCAGCGTGGCAAGGACCTCGGCCCATTCACTCTTGCGCAGGGTGCCGCCCATGACGGCGCGTACCCGCACGTCGTATTCCGTGTCGGCGACGACAGACAGCGTTTCCCACTGCGTGGTCGTCACGGTCTCGCCGCGGTTGTATTCGGCGTCGGTGCTGAGCTTCCACTGCACCTCATAGCTCGGCTCGCCGAAGTCCTCGATCGCATCCCAGGTGGCCGACAGCAGCGGCACGGTGCCGTAGTCGGCCAGGCGCGGGGCACCGCTCACGGCCAGGCTGGTGACGGCATCAGGCGCCGAGCTGGTGCCGCTGTCGGGTTTGACCACGTCCTGCACCAGCACCTCGTCGGCGGCGGTCCAGGCGTAGTCGTCAGCCGACTCGCGCGACAGCGACAGATCCACACCGCCGCCCTCGGCGATGCTCCAGCCGATGACGCGGTAGGTATCGCCCTCGATGCCGGCCTCTGGCAGATCCACGCGGACCACGTCCATGATCCGGTAGCTCAGCGCCGCCCAGTTGCACTGCACCGACAGCGTGGCGCTGTTGCGCACTTTGCGCAATGCCTGCCTGGCCAGCCGTTGGGCAATGGCCCCGGTGGTCGTGTACTTGTAGGCCTGTGCCTGCACGATCTCGTCGCCGTCGGCGGTGATCGCGTCCTCGTCGCGTTGCGGCTCGTAGTCCACGTCTTGCCAGTCCTGGCGCGGCTCGATGTAGGTGCCGGTGATCAGGTTGCACAGCGTCTGCCGGGTAGGCTGCGGGCGGAAGGTGAAGGGCGCACGCAGCATGCCCTCGGTCAGCGTCAGCTCGTGCGGCTCGGCATAGGCGCCGACGTGCAGGCGGTACTGGCCCGCGCTGAATGTCAGCTTCCCGGCGCAGGCCTGTTCGATGCTTTCCAGGATCGACGCACGGCCGGCGCTCAGGTCAATGACGCCGTCGAAGGTGTAGCGCTTGACGTAGCCCGGCAGGCCGTCGACCTCGTTCGCGGTGTCGGCGCTGGCCACGGCCTCATCGCAGACGCTGGCCGCGGTAGAGAAGGCATCGAAGTCGATCAGCTCATCGGGGCAGCGCAGGCCGAGCGGGCTGCGCAGGTAGTCCAGCATCACCAGCGCCGGGTTGTTGCTCCAGGCGGTCGTGCTGGTGCGCGGGTCGTACAGCAGACGGCCGCGCACCAGGAATCGCAAATTCGGCAGACCCTGCGGAAACGCATTGGCGTCCCACTCCAGCCGGATGTGCCCATGGGCGATGCCGGCCAGCCTGTGGTCTGTCGTCCAGACGTCTGCACGCTCGGCGATCATCGAGGCCAGCGCGGGCTGGTCGTCGGTTCCGAGGTTCCAGCTGGTCTGCACCAGGCCGTCGAATCGGCTGTCGGTAGATGGCAGTTCGCCGATCCAGAATGCCGCGTCGACCGACTCGATCGGGCCGTCGCCGAGCATGATCACCAAATTGGCCAGCTTGCGGTTGCTGGTGCTGGCCAGCGGCGGACAGGCCAGCACGCCGCCGGCCTGTACCTCGCCGTAGATCAGCCGGCGCGGGGCGGCGGCCTGGCGGATGACCGATGTGCGCTGCTGCGATGGCAGCTCGGGGTCGCGCGCCAGCAGCGCCGACCCTCCGACCAGAACCGCGGCTCCCGCAGCGGCCGAAACTACGCTGATCGTGGTGGCGCTGACCCCGGTAAAGATGAACGCGGCCTCCACCGCCGTGGACGCGAAGTAAGCAGCAGCGACAACTGCGACTTGAGGCATCAGGCCCTCCACGCCCGCAGCCAGTGGCTGCGCGGGATTTGCACCAGGCCATCGGCGCCCTGCGCGTAGGCATACCCACCAGCACAGACAGCCAGCGCGCGCCTGAAGTGCGACGCGGGCGCCGGGATCAGCACCACGTCGCCGCGCTGTGCGTGACCGGGCGGGATCTCGCCGCCGACCAGCGCGGCCGCGGCTTGCGGCAGGCCGCCGAGCCGCTCGAGCACACGCAAGGCGCCGCGCTCGCTGCGGTAGGGTCTGACCTGCGGCCGCTCACCGCGAAGCGCCTGCAGCGCATCGAGCACCAGCTGGCAGCAGTCAGCCCGCCCCCACGCGAACGGCACCGAGCGCCGCTGGTCAATCAGCGCGTGCAGACGTTGCTCCCATCCAGGCGCCCTCATCATCCGCCCCAGTGGAACTCTGCGTTGGCCGTGGCCGCGACGTATTCAAGCCCGCGGTCTGTCGGGCAGCGCGCGCGCTGGTCCACGTCGGTGTAGCGCCGACTGCAATTGCGCTCCCAGTCGACCAGCAGCGACTCCAGCGCGACCTGCACGCTGGTGTCCTCGCCCACGCTGATGTCCTGCGTGTCCATGCGCCCCACAAACACCGGCAGCGGCTCGCCGATCAGTTGGCAGCCTGCATTCAGGAACGCCAGCCGGATGACGGCCGAGCGCCCCTGCACCTGCTGGTCGATCAGGTAGCGCCCCCATCGGCCAGGCACTCCGGACAGGCTGAGCGTGACACCGTAGCTCTGCGCCTCGGTGCCCTCCTGCACGGCGCTGACGGCACCCATGGCGCCCACGGCCAGATAGGTCTGCCCGCTCCAGGTGATCGACTGATCGGCCGAGCAACAGCGCACCATGCCGTCGGGATAGTCCAGCTCGACCAGCAGCACCGGGCGAACGACAGCACCCTGCGAGTGCGCGGCGGTGGCGGTGTCCAGATCGCGGCTCATACTGGCGCCGGGTAGGACTCGATGGCATCGACCGTGATGCCCGCGGTGACTCGTCCGGGCTGCAGGGTCAGCGCGCCCTGGTCGTCGTCGGCCAGCATGAACACTCCCGATGGGCACAACAGGTGCAGCGGTGAGCCGACCATCGGAAACTCGCGCAGCGGCGGCTCGACCGTGAATTGCACGGTGCCATCGGCTGCGGCGATAGCGTCCTCGGTCAGCACATGCAGGCGGCGCCAGCCGCTGGCGCCGTCGAAACTGATGTGCTGCCCCACTTCAGCCACCACCGCGCCCGTGTAGGCGGTGGTGGTCGCCTCGATGACCATCGGGTCGGCGGTAGATCCGGTGGCCGCCGCGCTGAACGGCGATTCGATCTGTGTCGCATCGGCCGTCAGCCGGGTGCTGGACAGGTCGGCAGTGATCGTGTCGCCGTCGACCGTCAGTGCGCGGGTGTTGACAGGCTCGGCGGCGAACAGTGCCGGGATGGTTCCGCCGTTGACTTCGGCGCGGAAGTAGAAGCGCCCGGCACCACCGCGCAGCTTGGCGAACCACGCACGGGCCTCGCGCGCCTTGTCCTCGCGCATCGGCGGCAGATTCAGCGACAGCCGGAATCGCCCGCCGGGCAATTCCTGCGTCTGCACGCCGCGCGTCAGCGGACTGGTGAAGCGAGCGGTCAGGCTTTGCAGGTGCAGCTGCATCAGGCTCGGCTGCAGGGTCTGCGGCCACGGCAGGATGGTGATCGGGGTGTCGGCTGCGTAGCTCATCGCCGGCCCACCGCCTTGGCCACCAGCGCGTCACGATTGGCAGCAGCCACCATGATGGAAGGAATCTGCGCCTTCAGCTTCTCAACCGCACGGTGCAGGCGCAGCTCGACGCCGGGGTCTGCGCCACGCGCGTCGATGCTCAGGTTGAACACCGGAGCGCCGCCACCGCCCACGCTCGGCACGATGGTCCCGCTGCTGCGCGGAACGAACAGCTCGGGGCGCTTCTCGCCGACCAGGTAGGCCTTGCCAGCTTCGACCGGGCCGCCTCCAGCGCGCGCCCCGCCGAACATGCTGGAGAAGATGTTGCCGACGTTGAAGCCGGAGAACACCGAGCCGAGCGCCTTGTCCAGCGGGTCGGTGACCATGCGCTTCAACGCGAGCTGCAGCAGGTCCTTGCCAATGCCGTCGAGCAGGTTGCGGAAGCCTTGCCACTCGCGGATGGCATCACCGGCGGCGCTGGTGAACACCAGGCCGATGTCCTTGCCAAGCTCGGCCGAGCGTTTGGCCATCTCTTCCTGCGCGTCCAGCATCTGCTGGCCCTGCTCGATGGCGCGCTCCTGCTCGGCGTCAATGAACTCGAACACCTGCTTCCATTGCTCCTTCTCGGCGTCGACGCGCTCCTTCTGCTGGGCCAGGATCTGCTGCTCCCAGTAGCCCCACGCCGCGGCGGTGTCGGCTGCAGCCTGCTCTTCGACATCCACGATGGCGCGGGCAGCGTCCTCTCGCAGCTTCCGCGCCTTTTCGATGGCCTTCTTCAGCGCATCCTGGTCCGGCAGCTTGGCCAGCGTGGGCAGATCGACCTGGGTGGTGTCCTTGTCGCTGCGCAGGAAGGTGCCGCGGGCGTTCGGCTGATCGGTGCCGAGCAGCTGCGCCTTCTGCGCGCCGAACGCGAACTGCGGCATCTTGCGGGCCAGCGCCAGGTTCAGGGAATCCCACCAGCCCTTGCCGCTTTCGCGCTCCTTGCTGATGCCGCGCATCGCCTCGGCCACCGAATTCAGACCGCTCACCAGCGGCCCGGCCAGGGCGCGCGACAGGTCGAGCACGTCCTTCTTGAGCGCGTTCCAGTTCTTGTTCAGCTGCTCGGCAGCAGCAGCCGCATCGGCGGTCACGGTGGCCTGCAGCCGGCCTTTCTCGGCCGCGTCTTTCAGCAGCGGCGCCACCTCGCGCAGACTCTTCTGGAAAAGCTCCTGCGTGTACGTGGCCTTGGTGGCGTTGTTCTGGTATCCGTTGAGTGCCACGGCCAGGCGCTGGAAGGCCTCGACCGGGTCGAGCTTCTGCAGCTCTTCGACGCTGAGGCCCAGGTTCTTGAACACCTGCGCCTGGTCCGTGCCGGGCTTGGCATCGGACAGCGTCTTGTTCATCTTGATCAGCGCGGAGCTGATCGTCTCGACGCTGGTGCCGGTGCGCAGCGCCACGTCCTCCAGCGCGCTCAGGTTCTCGATCGACGCCCCGGTGGCGTCGCTCATGTCGTTGAGCGCGTCCAGGCCGTCGATCACCTGCGGCACGAATTGCACGATGCGGCGGCCGAAGTCCTGCAGCACGTTCGCCAGGATGGTGCCGCCGGCCACGCCCTTGGCGATGTTGCCGAAGCTGAAGGCCTTCTCGATCTTCTCGGCCTGCTTGGCGGCCATGAAGCCGGCCTTGTCCAGACCCTGCTGAAGGCCGGCGAGGCGCGCCTCCAGGTCGATGCTGAGCCTTGCAATGGGCATCTCAGCGGTCCTCGCGCTTGGGGTCGTGCGTCTTGATGACGTACAGGCGGTGCATCAGCCCCTCGACATCGCGCACACCGAAGAACGCGCACGCATACGGGAGCCCGGCCCAGTCGACGCCGCCCATGCCGTTGTTCAGCATGTCGCGCACTCGCAGCGCTTGCAGGTCGTCATCGCTGGCCTCGGGAATCTCGGCGCCCTCAAGCTCGATGCCTGCATATGCATCGAGCAGGGCGGTCAGTTTTTTGCGGATGCGTCCTTGGCTGCGAGGTGGTCGGTGACCATCTTCACCATGGCATCCACGCAGACCTTGGCCGCGTCGATGTGGTCGCGCACCCAGACGCCCCACAGCCCGCGGTCGAACGGCACCGCATCGCTCGCGCCCACGGCGTCGCCCAGCAGGGTCGCCTCGGTGAAACCTTCCCAGCCGTTCGCGTACTCCACGATCGGCTCGATGCCGACCCCGCCGACGAAGCGGTGGAAGTCCACCTCGTTGGGCCGGCGCAGGCGCACACGCTGGCCGCCAGGCAGCGGCACCCACGTGCTGCGCTGCTCTTCCATGCGGGCGATGAGGGCTGCAGCGTCCATGCGATCAGGCAGCCAGCTTCAGGATAAAGCCCTTGACGGCCATTTCCATCGAGCCGGTGCCGACCGCGCCCTGCTGCACGTCCTCGCCCGGCGTCGACGGCTCGGCGCGGAAGATGCGTACCGCGCCGTTGGCCAGCGTGATGCGCACGGTGACCTTGGCCTGGGTCTGCACGGCGCTTTCCAGCAGCTGCATCGCGGCGCTGGGCGTGTCCTGCGCCAGCACGTTCATCGTGACGCTTTGCACCGGCAGCAGGCCGATCTCTTCCTTGCGCACTGTGTCCAGCAGCGTGGTCACATCCAGCTTCTCACTTGCGCCGCCGCCCAAGCTGTAGCTGGTGGCCTCGCCCAACGTCGCCCAGGTGGCCACCGGCGTGAAGTTGCCAGAGGTGTAGGCCGTGTAGTTGGTGGTGTTCAAGCCCTGCAGCTCGAAGGTGTTGGTGGCCTGGTTCTTGACGCGACAAGCCTGGTCCTCCAACTGGACCATGCCGCCGACGCTGGAGAAGTAACCGACCGTGTCGTTGGCCAGACCGTGCGAGGTGCTGGTCGCCACGCCGGGGCTGGCTTGCGTGACCGCGGAGACGGTTTTCGCGCTTGCGTAGGTTGCCGCGATTTCGACCTTGACGCCGCGGCCTTTGACTGTTGCCATCGCTGGCTCCTTTCGTTGAAAAAGAAAAGGGCCGCATCAGCGGCCCCTTGGGGTTAAGCACTCGGGCCGTCAGGCCCACCACTCCACGGTCAGCTCGGTGGCGTGCAGATCCTGCTCGGCATCGAAGCTTGCGCTGCGCTCCAGCACCACGGCGCAAGCCGCAGCCGGCGCGGTCGCCACAGCGGCCACCACCGCATCAGCTACCGCGTCAGCCTGCACCGCCGTCTCGGCCCAGCACTGCGTTACCAGCTGGCAGCGATCAGCCTGCAGCGTGTTGTCCAAGGACAGCGTGCGGTCGTGCACGGCGCCGAACACGATCAGCGGCATCAGCGAGCCGGCCGGCACCGCGTTCTGCGCAATGCGCGTGCTTACCAGCGCAGCGACGCCGGCATTGGCAGCCAGCAGGGCGCGGAAGTCGGATTCGATGCTCATGGCGCCGGCGCCTTGGGCTTGTTCAGCTTCTCGATGATCGCCGGCAGCTTGGCGCTGAACACGCGCAGCGCTTCGCCCAGCTGTGCGGCGCCACTTTCCAGGAACCTGCGCGGCCGGATGTGCCGCGTGCCGAACTCCAGGAAACGCCAGTAGAACGGATCGTTGGGGCTCTTTGCCCCGCGCTGGCTTGCGCGCTTGAGCGTGACTTTCTTGGTGCCAAACGCGCCGCGCGCCACCGTGTAGCGGGCGCCCTTGGCGGGCTTGACGTTGACGAACACGCCCACATTGCCCTCGCGGCGCGCGATCTTGCTGGTGCGCACACTGATGGCCTTGCGGACGGTGCCCGGCTTGCGGTAGCCCTTCTGCACCGACAGCGAGCCCGGGCTGATGACAGGCGTGGCGCCCTGCGCCGCGCGCTGCACCACACGGGCGCCTGCCGCCAGCGCATTGCGCAGTGCTCGCACCCGCAGCTTCGGCACGATGCTGCGCAGGGCTTCGCGCAGGTCGGGGATGCCGCTGACCTTGGCCTGGATCATCGCCCGTCCCTCACGCCGCTGGTGGCCAGGATCTCCAGCCACTGCTGCTGCCCGTCCACATCGATCGGCTCGCCGGTGATGTCGTAGGGCTGCCCGCGCCACAGCACGCGCCAGGTGCTGCGGACGTCTGCACGCCAGCGGATCGCGAACTCGACGTCGGTCAGGTTCTGGATCTGCCCCGCGGCGAACAGCTCGCGGCTGCGCAGTGGCCGGGCGCGGGCCCACACCTCGGCAACTGTCGACCACGAGCCCGAGGCCTGGCCAAGCACGTCTACGCCTGAATTGCGGCTCTGCAGAGTGATGCGCTGCGTCAGCAGGCCGGCGTGAATCCGCGCGGTGGCAGCGGTGGTGGCCATCAGTACAGCCTCCACGGATCGAGCAGCCTGGCCAGCAGCGGGTGCGCCTGCACGGCGGCCTGCGCGCTCAGCTCAGGCGACTGGATGATCTGCCCGACCAGGGCGACGATGAAGGTCTGGATGCCGGCCGGCACAGTGCTTGCCTGCGCCGTGGCCACGCCCGCCGTCAGGTCGATGCGCACGCGCGGGCCAATGGCCACCTCGGGCAGCGTGGGCCAGGCGGCCGTCAGCGCCGGCGCCAGGCTGGTGCCGTTGCCGGTGATGCTGTCGGGCGCGTAGGCGTAGGCGCTGCCTGACAGCGTGGTCCAGGCGCTGCCATCCCAGTAGGCCACGGCCGCGGCGGTGGCGCGATAGATCGCGATGACGTCGGTCGACTCGGGCCAGTCGGCCAGCTCGATGCGCCAGGTCTGCTCGACCAGCTGGCGGCCGGTCTCCTGCTCGGCCACCTGGCGCGCGCTGGAGATCAGGCCCGGCAGCAGCGAGTCGAAGCGCGTGTCGTCGATGCGCAGCGCGGCCTTGGCCTGGCTGACGGTCACGGGCTCGGCAGCGGGGGCGGTGAGGAGGTACATCACGGCTGCCTCGGTCCAAGCGGCAGGCGGTTTGCGCCCCAGCGGCGGTTATTGATGTCGCGCAGCGCGGCAGTGCACCGGGCGTGCATGACGGCACCCCACAACCCCTGCGCGTCGCAGTTGCCGCCAGCCGTGGGGCCGACGCCCACCGTGTAGGCCGGCGTGCCGCTGCGCTCGTCCTGCCAGTCGAAGGTGCCGAACTTGGCTCCGCTGAGCAGGTTGGTGGAACCGTAGACGAAGCAATTGGCGCCCGACTTGTATGCCGCGTAGCTCGACCCAACGAAAATGTTGTTGAAGGCCCAGACGGTGTAGTAGTTGCGCAGGTCCAGCGCGCGAATGGCCTCCACGTAGTTGTGGCTGACGTGCATGTTGCCGTTCTGGGATCTGGCGGCCCCGCCGGTGATGCCCGTGCCGCGCGTGGTGACGATCTCGTTGGCCCATGCCAGCGTGCCGCTGGCCGCGTTCATCGTGATGGCGCCGTCGCCCGAGGTATCCATGATGATGTTGCGGTACACCTTGCTGCGCTGCTCGTCCAGCGCGTAGTTGGCCGCGTCGGTGCCGCGCACCAGCCAGCCCGTGCCGGCCGTGCCCCAGTCGCCGTCGCCGAGGCCGGTCTTGATGCCCTGGCCCTGCGTGCCGTGCGTGCGGATGTCCCAGCCCGAGGCGTAGCCCGCCAGCGTGGAGTGGCCGGGCGCCCCGCTCTCGATGCCGTAGAAACCTGTGACCGTGCCGCCCCAGGTGTCACCCAGGCAGGTGTACAGAATGGTGTTGCTGAAGATGTCGATGTTCGCGCCCAGCGACGCGATGGCATCCTCGCAGTTGCCGTACAGGGTGTTGCTGTAGACCAGGATGGCGCTGCCGTTGATGGCGTTGCCGTACACACTGAGCAAGTTGCTGTGGTACTTGGCAGCCTCGATGCCGCCGGTGCCCCAGTGCGCGTCTGAACACGTGTTGTGATGCACCAGCACGATGGCGCCATAGGGCAGCTTACGCACGGTGCCGTCCATGCCTGCCCCGGGCTTGACGATGATCCCTTCCGAGCCGCACGAGGTGACGGTGTTGTTGTCAACCTCCAGCATCTTGTTCTGGTTGTAGGTGAACGTGCTGCCGTGGGTGCGGAACTCGACGCACATGCCGTGCGACGACAGATCGCCGCCGTGCACGTAGTTGTTGGTGACCCGGCAGCCCCATCCGCCGCGCACCTTCAGCCCGCCGTTGTCCAGGCTGTAGTCGGTGTACTGGCCAGAGCCCAGCTGCGCCGCCACGCCGCCCGTCAGATAGGGGTTGCGGTCAGCGCAGCGAATCCTGAACCCAGTGACCGTGAAGTCATAGCCCTGGATGAACAGCGCGGCCATCTGGCGGTCTGACCCGGTGGTGCCGCCGCGCATGTCAATGTTGTAGCCTGCGCCGTTCTGGCCCACCGCTTCAAACGTGAAGCCGTCGGCCGCTGTGGTTGCGCTGCCCGATGTGTTGTCGCTGTCGTCGCCGAACAGGATATTGCGGCCCCACGCGCCCGTGGTGGGAGCATTGACCGTGCCGGTGGTGTCCAGCACCGCAGTGTCGGCCGGCATGCTGGCCGCCGACCAGTCAGCAGCGTCGGCCAGGGTCAGCGGGTACAGCCCATTGAACTGGATGTGCCGCGACGGATCGGTAAGGCTGCCCGAACTCATCCAGGCGGCCATCTGCTTGGCCGTGGCCGGAGTGGATGCGTTGAGCGCCTGCGAAGGCGTTGCGGCCCACGACCCGCCCCAGGTGGCCTTTCCGGCAACGTAGTAGGGCATCGCTCAGGCTCTGAAGTGAAGGCGGCCGGTGACCGTGCCGCTGACGACCAGCAGGATGGCAGTGCTGGCGACGCCGTAGAACGGGGCCGCGCCGACCGTGATGACGTAGTTGGTCAGGGTGCTGCCGGTGCCGTTGGTCGTCCTGGCCAGCAGCGCCGGGGCGGCGTTGGTGGTGTTGTCCCAAAGCTCTACCCATGCCGCGCTCGGGAACGAATCCAGCACGAAGTCCAGGGCAACGCTGGCACCCAGCCAGACGATCTCGCCGGCCGCCGCGGTGGCGCCGTTCAGGTAGTGCACCTTGATGTCGGCGCCCATGGTCGCGCCCAGCACCTGCAGGGCGGCCTCGACTGAACCGCTGCCCGGGAAGTAGCCCCCGGCATCGGAGATGGCGATGTCCGAGGCAGCCAGCGCGGCCCAGGCCGCCGTGGTGCCATTGCTGCGCAGCACGTTGCCATTGGCGCCGATCGCCAGGCGTGCCGCGGTGTCGCTGCCGGTGCCGACCACCAGGTCGCCGGACGCGTTGAAGATGGTGTCGGTGGCCACCGTGGTCAGCCCGACGACTGACGCAACCGGCAGGCCGGTGCAGTTGGTCAGCACCCCGCTCGACGGCGTGCCGAGTGCGGGAGTAACCAGGGTAGGCGAGTTAGCGAACACGGCAGCGCCGGTGCCGGTCTCGTCGGTCAGCGCCGCGCGCAGGTTCGCGCTTGATGGAGTGGCCAGGAAGGCGGCGACGTTGCTGCCCATCCCGCTCAGGCCGGTGGTAACGGGCAGGCCGGTGCCGTTGGTCAGCGTGACCGACTGCGGCGTGCCCAGGATCGGCGTCACCAGCGTGGGCGATGTGGCCCGCACCAGGCCGCCTGTGCCGGTGCTGCTGGCGCCGCCCAGCGTGTTGACCATGTCGGCCACCGTCGCGTCGTCGGCGACCGTGCGCGCGGCTGCGCTCAACACCGACGAGCTGATGTTCAGCCCGGTGGTCGGGTTGCCGACAGCGATGATGTCGCCGTAGGACCCAGGCGCCAGGCCGTCGCCGACCAGGCCGGTGTTGCCGATGTCCTCGATGCCGCCGGCCGGATCGTAGGCGTCACCGCGTCCGATCAGCGCCTTGGCGTAGCTGTCGCTGGCGGGGTACGTCCCGCCGGCGCGCCACTGCCCCCCGCCAGTCTCAGCCTGGCAGGGGTTGACGATGACGATGTGAGGCATGCAGATGCTCCGCGCTCAGGCCGGGCTCCGGGCCCGGCCTGGCGTCATCAGTCGACCAGCGGGTTCACGCCGCTGTAGCGGGCGCCGAACAGGTTGTAGAGCACGAACGCGCCGCGCGACGAGGTCGCCGCGTGGCCGGTCATGTCCACGCGCACGCAGTCGAAGCCGTTGGCCACGTCCAGGTCGTCGGCGTCCACCTCGATGATGTACAGCGAGTCCTTGCTGTTGGTCGTCTGGGTGGTGAAGGTGTTGGACGTGACCGCAGTCTCGACCATCGTCTTGCTGGCCGCGTAGTCAGTGTTGGCCAGCATGCGGGTGAAGGCCAGGGCCTTCTCGCCGGTGCCGGCGATGGCCGTGGCTTGCTTCAGCGTGACGGTCGAGCCGGTGACGGTGGTGCCGTCGGCGATGCCGATCACGATCTGCAGCTTGCGGTAGCCCTTCATCGACACGTACGTCGTGTCGCCGAGGGTGGACGTCATCAGCAGGCCGATGGCCGCCATGACAGTGGTGGTCTGCTCGTCCAGGCGAGCGTTCAGAGAGATAGCCATGTCAGGTACTCCAGATGGATGGTGAGGCGCGGGCCGTCAAGCCCGCGCGGCTCGATGGATCAGCGCGCCTCGAGGCGGATGAAGTGCGACAGCGTGTTGCTGCCAGACTTGCGCGCGATGGCCGACTTCAGCCACGGCTGGCCGTTCATCCGCATGACGAACCGGAAGGCCGTCACGTTTTGATCGAACCACAGGTGGATCGACACGTCGGACTTCAGCGCGCCCTTGACCACGGTCAGGTACTTGCTCAGGTCGGCCAGGATGATGTCGCCGGTGGTGCCCACGGTCGGGCAGGCCTCGGTGACGACGATCGGGCGGCCCAGCAGCGTGCCGCTGGGGGCGCCGTTGGCCATCTGGCCGGGTCCCATGTACAGCGCGCCGGCGCCGACGTTGGTCGTGGTGCCGTCCGTGACCGCGAAGCCCAGCTGGTAGATGCTGGGCAGGCAGTCCTGGTTGACCAGCCACACGGCCGTGCGCTGGCTGGCCGCCGGCAGACGCGCCCACATGTTCACCACGTTTTTGGCGTGGATCGTGGCCGCGACCTGGCTGCTGATCTTCGACACCTGCACCGTGCACGGAGCGTTCAGGATGCCCAGTGGCTGGCCGACGCCCGTGCCGTTGACGATGGCGTCGTTGACCTTGAAGGCAATCTTCTCGCCGGCCTTGCGGGTGACGTAGCTGGCCATGGCCGGCGCGTCCTCGAGCAGCTCTTCGGTCATCGGCACCAGCGCGGTCAGGCGCGAGAGCTTCATGGTCAAATCGCCGATCTGCGGCTTCGACTGGGTGATGGTGTCCAGCTCGCTGTCCCAGTAGGCCTGGATGCCGCCCGTGGTCTGGTACGACGTGGTCTCGTCGGTCGGGAATGTGATGGTGTTGCCCGACACGCGCTGCTGGTCGGTCATGCCCAACAGCGAGCCCTCGGCGTCGACCATGGCCAGGATCTCGGCGCGCCACTCGGGCGGCACCGCGAAGCCACCGTCGGCACCGGCCAGCTCGCTGCCCGGGGTGCTGATGGCCGCGTTCTGGACCAGGCGCTGGTCGATCGCGCTGGGGTTCAGCACTGCGCGACGCACGGAAGCCGCGAAGTCGCCCATGTTCTGGAAGCCCCAGCGCTGGCGCTCTTCCACCGTGGTCAGCCGAGTGTTGCGCAGGCCGTCGCGCGACGGCGCGGCCGCGGCGGGCGTGCTGGCAGCCGGCTGGCTCGGCGGCACCAGGCGCGGCTCGGGCTGCGTCAGGCGCGACTGCTGGGCCTGGATGCGCTCGCGGCGCTGAATGTCGGCCTCGACCTGGTCGAACTCGGCCATCACCGCGTCCAGCTCGGTCTGCTCTTCGGCGTTCAGGTCGCGCTTGGCGGCGTCGGCCCTGGCCTGGATGCCCTTGGACACCTCGTGCAGCTCCACCAGCTTCGCGCGCAGCGAGTCGATGGTGTTTGCATCATTGAGGAAGATCGCCGAACCCGCCAAAGAGGCGAGCGCAGCCATTGCGAGCGCCGCGCGCTCCCTGCGGATCGATTGCATTTCAGACACTCCAAAAAAAAGCCCGCCGGGTTGGCGGGCGGGTTTGCCGGCTTGCGGCCGGATACGGTCAGCGTTGCGCACGAAGGCGCTCGGCTTGTTGTGCGATGCGCACCGCGGCGATGTCGCGCTGCGGCGTGGTGTTGTCGACGGGCTGCTGGCGCAGTCGCGCCGGCACGTTGCGGTAGTCCTTCAGCAGGCTGAAGCAGGCGGTTACGCGCTGCTCGGCCGCCACCAGGTCGGCGAAGCCCTGCTGCACCGCGGTGTCGGCGGTCAGCCAGGTCTCCTCATCCATCCAGGCCTCCAGCTTGTCGGCGGGCTGGTTGGTGCGCGCGGCGTAGGTGTCGACCAGGCTGCCCTTGATCTGCTGCAGCAGGCCGGCCACGCGGTGCATCTCGCGCACGTCTCCCATGGCCATCGCGTGCGGGTTGTGGATCATCATCATGGCGTTGCTGGCGATGCGGATCTCGTCGCCGGCCATCGCGATGATCGACGCGATGCTGGCGGCCAGGCCGTCGATGTCGACCACCACTCGCGCCGGGTGCTGCGCCAGCAGGTTGTAGATGGTGAACCCGTCGAACACGTCGCCGCCGGGGCTGTTGATGTGCAGGTTGATGGTGTTGGGCTTGCCGAGCGCGGTCAGTTCCTTCTGGAAGGTCTTGGCGCTGATGCCGTCGCCCCAGAAGGACTCGCCGACCTGCTCGTACAGCCAGATCTCGGCCGCGGCGTTGCCCTTGGCCTGGATGAAGCGGATGGTCATTGGTTGTTCCTTTGCGCACGCAGGAAGGCCAGGGCCTCCTGCCGGATGACGTTGTTGGGCGCCGGCTCGGGCTGCGGCGCGGGCTCGGGCGCAGGCGTAGCCACGGGCTCGGGCGGGTTGATGATGCGCTCCAGCGTGGTCTGGTTGAGCTGCACCAGCTGCTCGTCGCCATTCGGGCCGATGCCGTTCAGCTCCTCGAGCGCGCGCACCTCGTTGATGGTCATCACGCCGGCCTGCAACATGGCGCGGTAGTACTCGGCGCGGCTCTTGCTGTCGCCGCGCATCAGGCTGCTGACGTTCAGCTTGGTGTAGACCCGGCCCTGAGCCCGAGCGCTGAACAGCTTGGCATTGGCCTCCTGCTCCAGCCGGATGGCCCACGGCACGATGGCGTCGGTTACGAACTCGATGCCCTGGTGCTCGATGTTGTTGTTGGTGGCGCGGTCCAGGTCGGCGATCTTGTGCGGCGGCACACCGTACCAGCGCGCCACCTCGGTGACGCTGAACTTGCGCGACTCCAGGAACTGCGCGTCGGTCAGCGGCATGGCCATCTGGTGCACCTTGGTGCCGGCGCTGCCGACCTGCACCCGGAACGCCTTGTCGGGCCCGCGGCTGCGGTCGTTGTAGTGCGCCTCCAGCGTCTTGATCTGGTCGGCGTTCAGGCCGCTGGGCATCTCAATCAGCGCGCCGAAGGTGGTGCCGTTGGCGTAGAAGGCCTGGCCGAAAACGTCCTGCGCCATGCCGACGCCGATGGAGCGCGCGGCCATGGCGATCGGCGAGTAGCCCACCAGGCCGTCGAAGCCCATGCCGTGCACATGCAGAACGCGCTCGGGGGGCAGGATCACCGTGGTGCCGTCGTCCAGCGTCACCTCGTAGACCAGCTCGCCCGCGTCGGTGCGCTTCGGGCGGGTGCGGTCAGGCGCCAGCAACCACAGCGCGGCCGGGCGCTGCGCGGCGTCGCGCACGATCTCGGCATAGCCGTTGCCCCAGGTTAAGGCGTGCAGCACCAGCGACTCGCGGAAGGCGAAGGCCGACATCTCGGTGTTGGGCCGGTTGTTCAGCAGCCAGGCCACGCTGCCCTCGACCGGGCGCCGGCCCTCGCCGGTGCGCTCGTACACGTGCCACGGCAGCGCGGCCACCGTGCGGCTGATCAGCGACACGGCCGCCCAGACGGCGCCGAAGGTCAGCGCGGTGTCCTCGGTGACCAGCACGCCGGCCTGCCGCGGCGCGACGTAGATACGCGGGTCGCCGGGCTGGCGGCGGTACACGAAGTTGCGGATGCGGTCGAGCAGGTTCATGCGGGCTGGCCTTGCGACGATTCGACGTAGGCCATGAACGAGGCCATCGGGTCGGGCGTTTCCTGCATCGCGCGCCCCACCGCCAGGATGATGGCGATCGCGGCGTCGATCTTGTTCTCGGCCTTGCTCTTGCGCGGGAACACGTTCTCGTTGCGGTCCTCGAACACCTCCACGTTGGCCAGCATCCAGACGGTGGCCAGGTTGCCGTCGAAGTGGAAGCGCCCCGCATCCACCAGCGCGGCGATCAGCTTCATGGGCTCGCTGAGGTTCTTGGTGGTCATCGGCACGTCGACCACCTCGAAGCCGCCGGCCTGCAGCGCCGGCGAGATCTCGCGACTGCCCCAGGCGTCCATTGCCACCTCGGCCACCACGTGCAGCTCGCTGTCGGCCTCGATGTCCTCCTGGATCTGGCGCAGGTCGATCATGTTTCCAGACGTCTGCACCAGGTGGCCCTGCTCGACCCAGGCCTGGTAGTGGCCGTTCTCCGGCTTCTGCACGGCGGCCTGCGGCAGCCAGTTGCGGGTGAAGGCGTAGTAGTGCCAGTCGTTGTCGATCAGGCGGCGAAACACCTTGGCCTTGCTCGCGATGTCGTTCTTGCTGGCCAGGTCGGTGCCGGTCCAGCAGGTCTCGCCGCGGAAGTCCTCGGCGTTGAGCGCCGGGTCGGCGCAGCGCTGCAGGTTCTCCAGGTTCAGCCAGGGCGACGCCGCAGCCACCCATACGTTCAGGTGCTTGGTCTTGAACACGGCCGCCTTGCGCGGGTCGCGCACGGCCTCGAGCTGGGCGGTCAGCAGGAAGTCTTCGAACACCGACACGCCGAAGTTGGGGTTGGCCTTGATCAACGCCTCGGGCTGCGTCCAGTCGTCCCCGGCGTCGATGCCGTAGACGATGCCGAAGCGGGTCTCGTCGACCTGCACGCCTTCCAGCATCTTCTGCAGCTCGACCTGGTGCTGGTAGCACGGCCCGCCGATGTTGCTGCCGGCGGTGGTGATCATCAGCAGCAGCGGCTGGCGGCGCGCGCCCATGCCGGTGCGCATGGTGTCGTAGAGCTCGCTGCTGGTGTGCTCGTGGTACTCGTCGACCAGTGCGCAGCTCGGGCTGGCGCCGTCGCCCGGGTTGCCGATCACCGGCTCGAATTTGCTGTTCGTGTCCAGCACCACCAGGCTGGTGACGTTGACCAGCACGCCGTAGTGCGCCCGATACGCGGCGCCCACGTCGCCGTTGGCCATCAGGCGCGCGGGGCGGAACACCTCGAGCGCCTGGTCGCGGCTCGTGGCGCCGCTGTAGACCTCGGCGCCGTGCTCGCCGTCGGCCGCCAGCATGTACAGGCCGATCACCGCGGCCAGCGTGCTCTTCGCGTTCTTGCGCGGCACGTACAGGTCGGCCACGCGGAAGCGGCGCTTTTGCGTGTGCTGGTGCACCCAGCCGAAGATGCTGGCCAGGATGAAGGCCTGCCAGCCCTGTAGGTGGATGCGCTCGCCGCGCGCGGCCCAGTCGCCCTTGATGTGCGGCTGCAGCTCGGCGAAGGCGCACACGCGCAGCGCCGGGCGGTAGGCCTTGCCCTTGGCGTCGACCAGCTCGGGGTTGAAGGCGTACGGGAAGGCGTCGGTGCCCTGGCGCTCCAGGTCCTTGCGGTGGCGCTGGCAGGCCAGGCGCTCCCACTTGCAGGCCGGCCGGCGGCCGCTGAGCACGTCGTCGACGTACTGCTCGGCCAGGGCGATGTAGTCGCGCATGGTCAGGTGCCGACCTTCTCGTCGGTGCCCTTCCAGGTGAACTCGCCAGCGGCGCCGACCGGGAAGTGTGTGCGGCAGATCGCGCAGAAGGTGCCGCTGTAGAAGGCCGGGTCGCGCGCATAGGTCTCGGCCAGCGACAGGCCCATGGTGGTGACGCCGCCGCACTTGTCGTGTACGTAAGAGCTGCGCACCGGCCGCACGAAACCCTTGGCGCGCTCTTCGGCGGACAGGACCACGTAGCCCTTCTGCATGCCAGTCGCCGGATCGATGTCGCGGTGGTCCGGCGTGACCGGTGTGCCGTCGGTCAAGGTGGTCTTGCTCACTTCGGCGCCCTAGTCATCGCGGCTTCGGTGTTCGCGGCCTTCACAACACCCGCCAGCGCCTCGAGGTTCTCGGTCTTCACATGCAGCACTAGCGTGTCAGGCGTGAAGGCGCCCTTGTTCTCCCACGCATAGCCAGACTGGCCAAGGTGCCGCTCAAAGATTGGCAACTTCCATGCGTCCACGACGATGCCGGCCGTCTGCATCAGATCGCCCCGAAGCCCGTGGGCTTGTCGTCGTCCATGCCCGGCAGGCGGTACTGCGCATCGTTGCGGCTGGCCGTCACGCGGCTGCGGCTGGATGGGCTCATGCCGAAGCTGGCCAGGTAGCGGTCGACCTGCTGGCTGAGATCTCCGGCCAGGCGAGACAGGATCGACTCGCGGGCGAAGCCGGTGGGCGTGGGCTGCCAAAGCGCGCGCGTCACGTCCTCGCCGGCGTCGGCCAGGCGGCCCTGCTCGGCGGCCAGGGCGCGCTCGACCTGCTGCAGCCGACCGTAGGCGCGGCAGTACAGCTCGAGCGCCGAGCGGTCGATGCGCGTCAGCAGGTTCAGCTCGAGCAGCAGCGGCGTGATGCGCCGCCACTCTTTGCGGGCCTCGGGCGCCAGGTGCTGCGGCATCGGCGGCAGCCCGACTTCCGGGTGCACGCCATCGGCCAGGTCGGCAGCCCGCAGCGGCCGGTGCGAGGTGCCCGTGAACGCACGGACGTTCGACGGCAGCGGCTTGGGTCCCCTAGCGCCCATCACCTACCTCAGAAAAATTCTCCGAAACCTGCGCGCGAAAAAATTTAGC